TCTATTTGCCGCACCTGTAAAATTAGCAGGAGTATCTGTTAATGAAACAAAAGTTGAACTGATTGTCGGTTTGTTGTTTAAGTTGTTATAGTTTAGATAATATGTGCTGTCTAATCCATCTAACGTATCTGCATCAGTTGAACCACCGCCTGCTGTTGAGTCAGCCGCTGGTACCCAATTAGTGCCGTTCCATTTTAAAACTTGTCCCGAGATCGGAGCAGTTGTTGTAGTGTCAACATCTGTCAGTGCATCAATAGAAAACCCTGCTACTATTTCTAAACCATCTGCGGCTCCGTTTACTCTTAAAAAGCCACCGTTTAACCCACCATAATCTGCCGGGGTATCTGTTAAACCAGTAAAAGTAGTGGCACCTGCATCATCGCCAGGAGCACCGCCGCCTGCCGCAACGTCACCGGGTTTCCATTTTTGAGCGCCAGCATCATAAATTAATGCTTGTCCGTTTTGAGGAGTTGTTGATGCTACATCTACATCAGCAAAAATATCGATAGATTTATTTTCATCTGCAAGTTTTACCCAAGCACCTGCGTGAGCGTAGTAGGAGGCATTCTCACCGTGTACATGAGCAAACATACCGTGGTATGTTGACGCTGATGGTAACTCTGCTAGTGTGTTATATAAAAAAGAAATTTTGTTGGCACCTGTTGCTGTGATTAAGTTGTTATTGATAACAGTCAGTGCAGTTCCGTTTCCAAGTGCAGTGTATAATTCACTGAAATTGGAATTTATTTTTCCACCAGCGTCCCTTAACGAGTCACCTTGACCGTCATTTGGGAGTATACCAGTGTTTATCAGTTGTCGTGTCATTCGTTTTTCCTCCTACTTTATCCTCTATCGAATGTTATTTCATTACTATCCATATAGTAACCTTGTTTGTCAAAAGTAAATATTGTTTCTTCAGCAATTACTGATTCATCAGTTTGTGGATAAGTGATTTCACCATCTCCTACATTACTGTTGATTCTCACAACCAATTCACCTTCAGCATTAATATAATAATTTAAATTCACATCATCCCATCTAAATTGCTCGTATCTTAAATTTCTAAATGGTTTATCATGGTTTAGATCTCTACCTTCAAAAAAATCATAACCTTGATCAAATTCTTTAAAGTTGTCATCAATATTTCCTGGATTGTTAATTGATACAGGATCGTTTGCCGCCAGTTGGTCCACTTTACCAATGAACAATGTGCCTTCATCGGTTCTTCTTAATCCATAGAAATATCTGTCTTTGATACCATTCTGTAGATATACGGAAGTATCCTGTCCAACTGTGTTTGACATCTTATGTTATCTCCACGTAACTCAACACACAATCCAATGAGTCGTTGATGTTTGCTTGAACATTTAATGAGTTCTGACTTGCCACAATTAATTTTTCTCCTGAGTTCAAAACTCTAAGAGAAGAATTAGGAGCAATCAAAACATCTTTCACAATAAATCCTGTAACTGAATCTGGAGTTGCTGTCAGAGTCACACTGGCTTCCACAACTGATTCAGTCAAGTTTGCTAAAACCATTCCAATGATTGTGGTGTATGATCCTGGATCTGCTTCATACACAGGTGTGGTCACAGTTCCTATATTTTTTGTTACAGAATTTCTAAAATTAGTTGCCATATTTTCCTATCCTAAAAACAGTGCATATTCCACTGCTATTTCTGTTGCATCAATAATACTCACAGCACCCGATGATCCTGCGATTGAACCCCATTGATTTCCATCATACAGTTCAACACGTTGATCTGCGGTGTTGTAACGTATCATACCTATTACAGGTACAAGCGGTCGGTCTGCTGTTACTCCTACTGGAAGCACAAACCCACCAGAATCTGACACGTCAATATATCCCTGTCCGGTTGTTCTAAGTACAATCGGAGCAGATATAATATTAGTTATCGCATTTCCTTCAAATTTATAGTCTTCAATCCTGATGCTACCATTTCCTTGAGCATTTAGGATTAAATCTTGGTCAACACCTGTGGTTGTCAGCGTATTTCCGCTGATTTGAATGTCATCAACCTGTAGTGTGGTCACATCAAATCTGGTAGGATTAACATTTGCTACCAAAACTCCGCCAGCATAAAATCTTATGGTGTCATCATCAGCACCTGGTGAAGATTCTGCTGTGATGTATGTGTCTCTATCCAAGTCATACACACCAGTCAATGTGATCCAATTTGATCCATCATAACCTTCAAACACAGAATCGTCTGTGTTGTATCTCATCATGCCTGCTGTTGGTGTGCCAGGTCTTTCACCTGTTGTGCCTGTTGGGATTCTTACTGAACCTGTGCCATCAACTCTGAACACACCAGAAGCAGGATTAATTGTGAAGTCTCCTGAATCGTTTGTGATTGTGTCACCGGACACAGTGAAGTTTTCAAAACGCACAGAACCTGTACCACTTGCTCTTAATTCTAAATCTGCGTTTGTGTCATTGGTTTGAATAACATTTGTATTAATATTAACTGAATCAATCTGTGCTTCATTGGCAAACACTGTGTTCCATCTTTTTGTGGTTGAACCAATATTGTATGTGTTGTCAACGGCTGGAACAATATCTGAACCTATGCCTGCTGTGATGTTGATTGAATCTGTGGTTTCATCACCAATTGTGACATTGCCACCTATTGTGATATCTCCTGTTACATCAAGATTTCCATCAATATTAACATTGTCCACAAAATTAATTTGATTACTGAAAGCATCTAAATTTAAATCACCTGATGTGGTTGTTACTTCATTGCCAGAAATTTTTACATTGCCCGTTTCAATTGAGTTACCTGATATCACTGTAACATTTGGACCTGAAGTAAATGTCAATGCTTGATCAACATCGATGTTCAATGATGCTGATGTGAAATTGACCTGTCCTGTGTTTTGATTAACATGAAACTGATCACCTACTCTAAAATCACCTTTGTGGTCAACTGATGAATAATAAATTTTTGCTTGGTTCGAAGTGACAACTTCATTTTCTTGAATCACTGTGGTGTCATCATTGTCCACTTCATAATCGTTTCCAATGTAAGCAAAGTTGTGCGAAATCAAATACATTTTTACACCAACACCATCTCCCACAGCACCATATGTTCCATAGATAGAAGCAGATGCTATTGATCGTACTTCAGCACCAAAGTCTGTGTAATCCACAAGTGTAAAATTAGTAGCAGTTGCACCTGTTGAAAATCTAATGTCTTGAATAGCAATGTTTGTGTCTAATAAATCTGTTGATTGATCTGGACCATTAAATCTTGAAACCAAAACTGTGTCTTGATTTCCAATTGCTTCTGTGGTAGGCGGCGTAAAGTGTGCTGTTCTAAGTGCTGAACCTTTGTAAATCACAAAGTCATCTATGTTACCAATAAAACCGTTGTTGTTGTCATAGTTATTACCCATCACAAAAGGTTTAGCCGCACCTAAATCATTGCCTAATGTAGTTGAACCAACATTCTGTCCAGCAATATACATTGTAATTGTTGATGATTGTCTCACAATTGAACAGTGTGTCCAAGTATTAATATTAAAACCTTGTGTTCCTGTGATAATATTTGATCCATTTACATACAGTTTTGGTCCGTTGTTTGTGAGATACAACATCAGTGCGTATTCAACCGATTGATTATTTCTAAAATCAAACAATGTAGTTGATTGTAATTGAGTTGGATATGCCCAAAACTCTACAGTAAAATCTCCAGTGCCGAATCCAAAGTCTGCTGTGGTTGAAACAGAAGCACTATCTCCTATTCCATCCAACAGCAAACTAGCCTGTCCAAACTTCTTAACACTGGTATCTAATTTTGCGTCACCATTGGCAGTGATTTGTTTGCCAGTGGTTTCTGGTGGCAATTCAAAACCTGTTGATTTGCCGTCTATTATAATTTTTCCGTTGTCCACAGATTCAACTGTGCCTGTGCCCAACACAGTAACACCATCCACATCATAATAAGTTATAATATGACCTGCGGCTACAGGTGTTCCTGATAATCCTGAAACTCTTAATTGTGTTTTGCCATCTTCAGCAAACCCACTTGTACCATCCACAGCATAGATACTTCTTGCCGCAAAGTATGTGAAAGAGTTTAACCATTCTACTCTTACACCATTTGTCAGTGTGATAGCATCCACACCTGGTGTGATGAATGTAGCATTTTGAAATAAACAACTGGCTTCGTTGGATGCTGGTGTTGCCACTGCTCCATCCAAGAACGCACCTTTACCAGCATCACCTGAACCAAATCCTCTTGGATCTTGTGCTGTGGTCACAGAACCTTGTGTGATTACTGAAACGTTTCTGATGTAAGGTGATCTTGATGTGATCTGGAATCCTGTGGAATCATCTGCTCCTGTAGGATTAAATCTAAATGCATGTCCTGTGTTGTTTGAACTGTTGTAATAAAATCCTGTGATGGTTAAATCTTCAATGGTGACCTCACCATTCAATATGAACGCATCTTTTTGATTGGTCAAAGCACTTGGTTGAATTTTTACTGCTCTTATGCCATCACCTCTGATAGAAACACCTGTTGGTACAGTTAGTGGAAAATCTTCTGTGTATGTGCCTGGATATATGTAAACATGATCACCAGCAACGGCTACACTCAGTGCCTGTTCTATTGTGGCATAAGGATCGTTTTGGTGTGTGCCCGAATTAGAATCACTACCGTTGGTTGCTACATACAAAACTTTACCAGGACGTGCTGTTAAATCTAATCCCTGCACAGTGATATTGCCTGACAGAGTTAAATTGTCCACGGTCAAATTGTTGGCATATGCTTCATTCCAACGTTTTGTTGGTGTACCTAAATTGTATGTGTCTGATACATCAGGTGTTAAATTTGATGTGATATCAGCATTGATTGTGATCGAATCTGTGTCTGAATCACCAATGGTAATATTACCGTCTGCTCTGATATTTCCAGTGGCATGAATGTTTCCGTTTACCTGTGTGTTACCGTAGATTTCCACAATGCCGGTACCGCTGGTCACAATCTCAAAATTTTGATTGGATTCTGTGGCTTGAATGCTGTTGCCACTGATTATTAGATCATCCACATACAGTTGATTGTTGTAGACAATGCCATCTGCGGCTGAAAAATTTAATTGTGGTGATGTGGTGGTAATTGTGTTGCCAGCAATATTGATATTGCCTACATTTACCTGTCCTGTAACTTCTTGATTTACTGTACGTGCTGTTCCATTAACGTCTAATGGATACTGCGGAGTAGCGGTCTTTACGCCGATCCTGTTGTTATTAACATCAATGTATAACAGGTTAGTCTCAAAAGCCAAATCTGCTCCATTACGCAGAAGATTGGACTTTAAGAGCTGACCCGAAATTCGACCAACGGCCATTGTTTACTCCTTTTTAGCACGGGGATCTTGTCCCACCAACCTGATTTTCACTCTACACTGTTCATAGATTCTTCGCCGGTTGTACCACGGTTTGTCCTGCTGAATCTGGTCGGATTACAGCATTAATGTTATTTATCGGTATTTCGGTATTATATTGTACAAGGTTAATTTTGTACTAGTTTAATATGAGGTTGTACACCACATTTAATTCGTTAGCAATCTCGGGTGTTACTGTGACCGACTGTACTCCAATTGAACTGACCCAGCCCTCTACCGCACCTGCATAAACTTGTAACAGATTATTGTCTGTGTTGAACCATAAAGCACCTAATCTTGGAGTTTTTGTATCTCTTTCCACTGGGGTTCCAAACGGTCCCACATATCCATTCACTGTGTCAAACTGTACAGTTCTGTTCTGTTTTACGCCTGTGCCTGTGAAAGTGATATCAGCATCAGCAACAGTGTTTTCTATGGTACTGCCTGATATAGCAATATTGGCAGTGTCCAGCACCACACTACCTGCTCCATTGGCTGTGAATCCTGCTTGTGGATTTGGAGCACTGCCCACAGTAACTTGATTGCCGTCTATTGCAAATTGATCCTGTGAACTGAAACGATTCACAATTAAATTGCCCGAACCGTCCAGTTCTCCTTGATATTGATTGTTGGCATAAAAAGTGAATTTGTTGCTGTTTAAATCTATATTGGTGTCTCTATCACCATCTCTAATTCCACCTAACGCAATTTTGCCTGTGGAATACAGTTCAAATTCATTTAGATCTGTGTCAAATCTCACAGCATTGCCCACACCAGGATCTTGAGCAGTTGTACCTTTAGGAATTTCAATGTTGGATAATCCTACAAATTGTAAACTGTTTCCACTG